AAAGCATGCTGGACGGCAAGCTCTACACGTCGAAATCAAAGCTTCGCCAGACCTACCGTGAGGCGGGGGTGGTGGAAGTGGGTGACGATCCCCAGCGCTACAAGCCGCGCGAGAAGGCAAAGCCCGACCGGAAGAAAATCCGGGAAGCCATCGGCAAGGCCCAAGCCGAATTCAATGCTGGCCGGCGCTTCAATCCGACGCCGGTAGAGAACTAACCGCATTCCCTCAGACGGAGAAACTACATGACTGACGAAGCCCTTTCGGCTCCGGTGGACACCGGCGCTGCGCTCGAACCTGTTGTTACCGACGCACAGCAGCCAGATACGGCTGCACAGGCCGAACCGGCGAAGGCCGAAGCCCCGAAGCTTGAGAAGTCTCCGCGCGGCGCAGTGGAACGCGCCATTGCCAAGCTGAACGGCGAGAGCGAAGGCCGTGACCGCGATCCGGCGACCGGCCAGTTCAAGCCGAAGGATGCACAGCCGGCCCCGAAGGATCAGGTCCAGCAGGTTCAGGCTGACAAGCCGCAGGAGCCGGCGAAACCTGCCAGCCCGACCGACGCACCCGCGCGCTTCAAGAGCGATGCGGCGGCAAGCCAGGAGTGGGGCAACACGCCCGAGCCGGTGAAGGCGGCGGTCAATCGCACCATTCGCGAGCTTGAGGCCGGCGTGGAGCGCTACCGGGCTGATGCTACGGCCTTCGAAGATGTTCGCGCCTTTGACGAACTGGCTAAGAAGTCCGGCACCACCATGAAGGCGGCAATGTCGAACTACGTCGGCATTGAGATGAAACTTCGTGAAGACCCTATCGGCGGGCTGAGCCAAATCGCGGAGAACATGGGCTTTTCGCTGCGGGACATCGCGGCGCAGATCATGGGCCAGACGCCAGACCAGGCTGCATCGCAGTCGGACGCGACAATCCGGGCTTTGCGGCAGGAACTTGCCGAAATCAAGCAGCAGGTTGGCGGCGTCACCACCTCTATTCAGGAGCAGAACCTAGCTTCGGTCCAGAAGCAGCTTGAAGCCTTCGCTTCCGACCCCGCGCATTCGCGCATGGAGGAACTGTCCGACGAAATCACCCGCCAGATCAACATGGGTTTCGATCTGGCCGAAGCTTACCGGCGTGCGGACCTGCTTAATCCGCTTCCGCCCGCGCCGGTCATCGCAGCGCCTCAGACGCGCACACCCGATCCAACGCCTCAGACGCGAAAAGGGTCACTCACCGTAACAGGCGCACCCGGAGCCGGCTCAGACCCGGCAAGACGTGCCGCCTCCTCGTCAATCCGCGATTCCATCCGCAATGCCAGAGCGCAAGTCGGATGATCGCAAGCAATAGGAAATAGCCATCATGGCCCTGACTTCCGTCGAGAAGAATCAGGAAATCCTGTCGCTGGCCCTTGAGGATCGTTCCGCTGGGTACCAGGACTTGGTTTCCAACTCCAACGTGCTTCTGTTCACCCTTAAGAGCAAGGGTTTGTGGAAGCCCTATTCCGGCCCGATCATCCGTGAGCGCCTGCTCTACAACGAGACGGGTTCCGGCGTCTGGTACAACGGGTTCGACTTCTTCAACCCGGTGCCGGCTGAACTGATCAACGATGCCGAATACCGTCCGAAAATGGCGGCTGTCTCGGTCACCCTCCCGAACGAAATCATCCTCAACAACTCTGGTGAGAACCAGCTTGAGGACGTGATGGAAGTTCACATCGAGGCGGCTGAGCAGGAATTGCAGGACCTTGTTGACGCGTCCCTGCACTCTGCCGGCACCGGCTTTGGTGGCAAGGAACTCGGCGGGCTTCAGCTTGCCGTGCCGACCGCCGTCGATCAGGGCGTCTATGCGAACATCAGCCGCGTGGATAACACCATCTGGCGTACCACCAGCTATGATGTGCAGTCTGCATTTTCGGGCATCACGCAGTTCAACAAGGACACTGCGCGCTCGATCTACCAGCAGGCCATCATCAACCGTTCGCGTGGCAAGCGTGGTCCGAACCTGATCCTCGCGTCTGCCGAACACTACATGGCCTACGACGCGGCCACCGTCGCCATTCAGCGCATCAACGACGAAAACAAGCTGGGCAAGCTCGGCTTCACGTCGCTGAAGTTCTATGGCGCTGGCAAGTCGATGGACATCGTTCTTGAAGGCGGCATCGGCTCCAACATGCCGTCGAACGTCTCCTACCTGCTCGATACCGACTCGCTGCGCTTCCGCTACCATCCGGAACGCAACTTCTCGAAGATCGGGCGCGGGATGATGCCCATCAACCAGGATGCCGTTGTCCAGCACATCGGCCTCATGGGCGAACTGACCATGGTGAACCCGCTTCACCAGGTCAAAATCTACGACTCCAACCCGGCAGCCTAAAGGAGGTCAACAATCATGGCATTCGTTCCCATGACCCCTAACCTCGGCTTCCCTGCGATTGCCGCCGTTGGCGACAGTGCCGCTTGGAAGCTGGGTGACATCATCCGTGCAGTCGATCCGGTCTACGGCGTCGGCGAATTCATCTACCTGAAGGGCGTAGGCTCGACGGTTCTTGGTTCGGCGGTGACCTACAACGCGGACGACTTCACTTCGACGCTGCTCGCAGCCAACGCCATCGGCCCGGTTGCCGTGGCAATGGCGGCGACCGTCGCCAACAAGTACGGCTGGTACCAGATCAGCGGCAAGGCCATCGTCAAGGCCGGCACCGTTGTTGATGACGCCAATGTCTACGCAACCGGCACGCCCGGTCAGGTGGATGACGCCGTGGTTGCTGGCGATCGCGTCAAGAACGCGAAGTTCGCTTCTGCTGATGGCACGCCTTCGGCGGGCCTTGCCGAGGTGGAAATCGCCCGTCCGTGGATGGATGACGCCGTAGCGGCGTAACTCGATAAGGGGGCGGCTTCGGTCGCCCCTTTCCTCATTTGCACCCTCTCAGACAGGAACAGCCGACATGGCAAACGACGATCTTATCGCCCCGCGCTTTTTCACAAGGCCGGTGGAAAACCCCATCGAAACCCGCAAGCAGGGTCGCCCCATCTTCGAAGATCGGGAGTTCGTGGAAGTGAAATTCGCCGGCAACAGGCAGACCGTTCTGGTTGCCCCGGCACATGAGAAATTCAAGCAGCGCAAGCTGGCGAACGGCGATACCGAGTGGATCACCTATGCGCAGGAATACCAGCCGATCTATGAGCGCTTCAAGGCTGGCCTGAGCGAGCAAGGAGCCGGCACGCCGCTTTCGGAACTGCCGTTCCTGACCGAAGCCAAGCGCTCGGAACTGAAGGCGCTCAACATCAAGTCCGCCGAAGCTCTGGCGGCGCTGGATGGTGGCCCGCTCAAGATGCTCGGCATGGGCGGTCGCGAACTGAAGAACCAGGCACAGGCCTATCTCGATAACGCTACCGGTTCCGCCGACGTGACGCGTCTTGCAGCGGAGAACGCAGCGTTCAAGACCCGCATGGAAGACATGCAGCGGGAAATCGAGGAACTACGTGCCGCCCCGAAGACGCCAGCTAAAGCGAAGGCAAAGGCCAAGAAGGACGAGCCGTCGCCATTCGATGAATTCGAGGATGACGACATTCGCAACTGGCTGACTGACAGCGGGTTCGAAAGCGATCCGGCATGGGATCGTGAAACGCTCGTCGCCAAGGCCGATGAAGCCAACGCCAAATTGGCAGAGCAGAAGAAAGTCGCCTGACAATGGCCAAGACGATCCTCGACATCATCAAGGAAGTCGCCCCGGTCATCGGCATCGACGTTCCGACCGTCGTCATGACGGGCGTGGAGCGTGAGCAGATCGAACTGAAGGCGCTCGCCAACGAAATGGCGTCGAGGATCGCCAAGGCCTATGACTGGCAGACGCTCGCCACCGTCGCGACCTATCCCGGCGACGGCGTGACAGAGGATTTCAACCTCCCCGAAGACTACGACCGCATGCCGGTCAAGGCCAAGGTGTGGTCTACGTCGATCAACCGGCCTCTGACACCCATCACCGACCGCGATCAGTGGCTTGGCATGGAGGTTCAGGCCTTCGACATGCTGTTTGGTGCGTGGATCATCTACGGCGATCAGATCCACATCAAGACGGCTGTACCCTCGGGTGTGACGGCCAAGCACTGGTACCAGTCAAATCTGGTCGTCAAGCCGCAGAGCGGCGACAACAAGGAGGCGTTCGAAGCCGATAGCGATACGTTCCGGCTGAATGCCCAACTGCTCAAACTCGGCATGATCTGGCAGTGGAAGGCCAACAAGGGCCTTGCCTATGGCGAGGACATGGCGAGCTACGAAGACCTGAAGGAAAAGCTCATCAGCGCCGACAAGGGTTCGCGGATGCTGGCAATTGGCCGGCAGCGTGTCCCTTATGACGTGGATATCGCCTATCCGGTGGCGGTGGTGCCATGAGGCGGGGTTTTCGTCGTGTCCCTGTAGCAGCCAAGGCGCAGCAGAAGGGCGACATCATCACGTTCGCCGCGCCGGTGCGTGGCAAGGTGTCGAACGAGAA